GGACTCTGTGATGGAGACTCCGCTGCCTACCTATGGATTTGATTATTCACTAGTTCGAAGTGCGGATATTGATACAGCTTATAATGCGTTAATTACTTACGTCATTCCCGGTTCACCGGCAGAAGCGGCCGGATTGGTGCGCGGTGACTGGATTATGAAAGTCGATACTTCTTACATCAGCAAGAAATACGAGACTCAATTGCTACAGGGAACCAAAGCCCGGGATTTGGTGATGGGTGAATGGAAAAAAGTTCCTGTGACAGAAGAGGAAGATCAAACAAACGTTGATACGGAAGAAGGAGGAGAAGGAGAAATGCTGAAGCCCTTTAACGAACTGGTGAAACTGGATGTGCGGCCCCTGTGCGGTCTCCGGGACGCCAAGGACGAGCGGGGGAACACGGTGAAGGTGCCTTATCTGGGCTGGGCCAACTGCGTGAAGCTGCTGCACGAGAACGGAGCGGAGAGCGTTTGGTACGCTCCCCGGCGCTGCCCGGAGACCAACAGCTACCTGTGGCCACAGGCCAAGGTGACCACCAGCAAGGGGAGAGTGACGGAGTGCTGGTTCGTGTCGGTGGAGATCCACATTGACGAGAACGTCTTTTCCTACGACATGCCGCTGCTGAATGGGTCGCTGGTGGTGTATGAGGACACGCTGAACCAGCTGCGGATCAACAATGCGCTGGCCAGAGCCTTTGTCAAAGGCGTGGCGGTGCGGACGGGTCTGGGCTTTGACCTGTGGGCCGCCGGGGACGGCGACGACGGGGAGGAGGATCTGTCGAGGCACAGCATTTACGCCGTGAAGGAGCGGCTGGAGCGGCTGATCACCAGCAAGGAGCAGGGGGGCCTTTCCCACCGGGATCTGCTGGCGCAGCTGGGCATCAACGACAAGCAGATGGCCACCATGATGGGGTGGTTCGACAAGCTGGGGAGTCTTGAAAAGGCGGTGAGCCGGCTGTGATCCACGACCACGACCGCAGCGGCTGGATCGGGGCCTCGGACACGTCCAAGGTCATGAGCCGGTGGGACACGGAGACCTTCCGGAAATGGTGGAGCGTGAAGCTGGGCATCCGGCAGGAGACCTTCACCACCCCGGCCATGCAGGCGGGGACGGCCTATGAGGGGAAGATCCTGGATGCGCTGGGCATCCGCACCAGAGACCGGCAGGTACGAATCCACGGGCTGCGGCTGCGGGTGAACTACGACGGCGAGGATGCCCGGCTCATCACGGAGGTCAAGACCCACAGCAATGCGGAATTTCGGGTGAGCAAGGCATACTGGCAGCAGTGTCAGGTGGAGATGCTGGCAAGCGGATGGGGGCTGCGGCGGCGGAAGGAGTGCCGCATTGCAGCCTACCGGATGACGGAGGCGGAACTTCAGAACTACTTCCTCCCCATCGACATGGGGCGCATGAGCTTCCATCCCATCCCCTATGACGAGGAATGGGTGGAGCGGGAGTATCTGCCGAGGCTGCGGTACTTGGCAAAGTGCCTGAAAACGGGGCAATGGCCCAGAGAGGAGGCGGTGCAGCCATGACGGAGGTCAGCGTGCTGGAGGCCAAATGGATGCAGGACGGGGCGGGAGACTGGCTGTGCCTGCGGGTGCCGACGGCGCTTTCCGCCATGGATGTGGTGGACGAGCTGCAGCCGGGGAAGGAATATCGGGCGCAGATCAAGCGCAAGGGCCGGAGCCTCGATGCCAACGCCTACTGCTGGGTGCTGATGGACAAGCTGGCGGCGCATTACGGGGCCACCAAGGAGGGCATCTATCAGGAGGAGATCCGGCAGATCGCCGGGGTCAGCGACATCGTATGCGTGCAGGAAAAGGCGGCGGACGAGCTGATGCGCCGGTGGAGCGGACGGGGGCTGGGCTGGATGGCGGAAAAGGCACCCAGCAAGCTCCAAGGCTGCGCCAACGTGACGCTGTGGTACGGTTCCTCCACCTACGACACGGAACAGATGGCCCGGCTCATTGACCGGGTGGTGGAGGACTGCCGGGAGGCGGGGATCGAGACCATGACCCCGCAGCAGCTGGCGGCGCTGAAATCCCAATGGGGGGAGGCGCAGCCCATTGGATGAGAGACGATGCTTTTTATGTGGGCGAAACGGGGCGGAGGATCCGCTGGACCTGCACCACATCTTCGGCGGCGCATACCGGAAAAAGAGCGAGAAATACGGCCTTGTGGTGTATTTGTGCCACAGGAGGTGCCACATCTTCGCACCCAGCGCCGTACACCAGAGCACAGGGCAGATGCAGCGCCTGAAGCGCTACGGCCAGTTAAAGGCCATGGAGGATCAGCGCTGGACGGAGGAGGACTTCCGTCGGGAGTTCGGGAAAAGCTATTTGTGACAGCGCAGTGGAACTGCTATAACAACGCTATAACAACGAATACAACAAGGAGGATGCAGGAATGGACAAATTGCTTTACACCAAGCGGGAGACGGCAAAGCTGCTCTCCATCAGCGAGGACACGCTGGACGAGCTGCGGCGCAGCGGGAAGCTGAACGGCTACCGGATCGAGAGGGGGAATCCCCGTGTGTACTTTCGGCCGGAGGAGCTGAAGCTGTTTGCGGACGGACTGGAGGTGGCAGTATGCTGAACAGGATCGTGCTTATGGGGCGGCTGACCAGGAAGCCGGAGCTGCGGCGCACCCAGAGCGGCGTGGCGGTGACCAGCTTTTCGCTGGCGGTGGAGCGGGACTATAAGGATGCCGGGGGGAACCGGGAGACGGACTTCATCGACGTGGTGGCATGGCGGGGGACGGCGGAATTTGCCGCCAAGTATCTGGACAAGGGCAGGATGGCGGCGGTGACCGGGTCGCTGCAGGGCCGCAGCTGGCAGGACAAGGAGGGAAACAAGCGGCGCAGCATGGAGGTGCTGGCTGACAGTCTCTACTTTGCCGACAGCAAGCGGGAGGAGACCACCGGACGGGGCGTGGATGTGTCGGCGGATGACTTTCAGGAGGGCGAGGACGACGGCGACCTGCCCTTTTAATGGGAGGGCCGTGGGATGGAGCGAAAGCAATTCACGTGGTACCGGAGCTACTACGACGCACTGAAGGAGCTTCCGGCGGAGGAGTTCCGGGACATCGTGCTGGCGGTATGCGCCTATGCACTGGACGGAGAGGAGCCGGAGCTATCCGGCGTGGCCAGGGCCATTTTCACCCTGATCCGGCCCACGCTGGAGGTGGGCCGCAGCAAGGCGGAAAACCGCAGCCGGGCGGAACAAACGTCACTCTCCGCCGAACAAACCGGCAACAGGCCGGAACAAACGAAAAACAAACCGGAACAAACGCAGAACAAACCGGAACAAACCGGCAACAAACCGGAACAAACCCGCAACAAACCGGAACAAACCCGCAAGGAGAAAGAGAAGGAGAAAGAGAGAGAGAAAGAGAGTGAGAACGATAGTTATTGCTCCCCCCCTCCCCCCTCAGGCCCCAAGCGCTTTGTTCCGCCCACGCTGGCAGAGGTGCAGTCCTATGTGGCGCAGCGCCAGTCACCCGTAGATCCGCAGGGATTTATCGATTTCTACGCATCGAAAGGGTGGATGGTCGGCAAGACCCCCATGAAAGACTGGAAAGCGGCTTGCCGAAATGCAGAGACGTGGGAGCGGTGGAGCAGGACGGAAGCCTCTGCGCCGCCCAAAAATGGCCTTGCACAGGCTCTGACAGACCGGCAGATGGAAAAGTACATGGGATGGTGATAGTATGGCCGGAGGACACGCAAAGGTACACGTGCGATGCCCCTATTACAGGACAGACAACGGCTCCCAGCGCATTGTGTGCGAGGGGGTGCTGGCGGACGATCCGGTGGTCAGCTGGATGCCGTCCCGTGAGGCGCTGCGGCGGCAGATCACCCGATACTGCGCCGGGGAATACTGGCTGTGTCCGCTGTGCGAGGCCGTGGACAGGAAATATGCAAGACGGGAGGAAGAAGGAAATGACGGAGTTTGACAAGGACATCCGGGAGAAGAAACAGATCGGGAACTCGGCCAGACACAAGGTGGTCGGCGGCGGTCGGCGGGTGGGATTTCCCAGCGACGGCCTGACGAAAAAAGAGCGGGAGGCGTTAAACAGCGAGGTGAGAAGCTGGAACACCAAGCGGGTCATGCCGTGGGGGACATACAAGCAGATGCCCGGAGATCTGCAAAAGGAGTACCTGACAAATATGCGGGGCTGCGGAGCGACGGCAACGTGGCTGGCGGCAGCCATGGGCGTAAACTTGGAGACAGTCCGGCAAGCCGGGAAACGGCACGGGGTAGCGTTTCCCAGGGGGGGAGGAGACCGGGTGCTGTGGGAGCGGAATCTGGACTTATGGCGCAACGGGGAGACCGCACGCCAAGAACCCGCCCATGAGGAGGACGCAGCACCGGAGGAGACCCCGAAAAAGCAGACAGCGCTGCTGCACGCACGTCTGGAGCTTGACGGAGACCGAGAGGCGATCTTGTCGCATCTGCGGCTGCTGATGCCGGATGAAGGGCGGGTGACGGTGGAATGGTGAGGTATGAAGATTTCCTTGCAGGAAAGCAGCACATCCCGCCCTCCTGCGGATTTGAGGTGGACAAGCCTGCGATGAACATACACATGTTCGAATGGCAAAAGGACATCACACGGTGGGCACTGCGCAAGGGCCGTGCGGCGCTGTTTGAGGAGTGCGGCAACGGGAAAACCATCCAGCAGCTGGAATTTGCCGATCAGGTGGCAAAACGAGAAGGGATGCCTGTACTGATTGTGGCCCCGCTGACGGTGGGTGCGCAAACGCTGCGAGAGGCGCAGAAGTTCGGGTATTCCGCAGCAATTTGCCGGACACAGGACGATGTGACACCAGGAATCAACATCACGAACTATGAGATGCTGCAGCACTTTGATGGGAGATCATTCGCAGGCGTGGTGCTGGACGAATCCAGCATCTTGAAGAATTACACCGGCAAGATGCGGAACCAAATTATTGAAATGTTCAAGGATACGCCTTACCGGCTTTCCTGCACGGCTACTCCTTCGCCCAATGATTATATGGAGCTTGGAAACCAAGTGGAGTTCCTTGGCATTATGAGCCGTACAGAGATGCTGGCGACTTACTTCATCCACGACGGCAGCGACACCGGCAAATGGCGGCTCAAGGGGCATGCGGAGGATAGGTTCTGGGAATGGGTGTCCACATGGGCCGTGGTGCTGACATGCCCGGGGGATTTGGGATACCCAAATGACGGATACATATTGCCGTCCCTGAACATGACGGAACATATCGTGGAAGTAAAGTCCGATGGCGAATATAGCCTGTTTGGATGTGAGATTGCAAAAACACTCACGGAACGGCGGGATGCACGGCGGGCCAGCCTGCGGGAACGGTGCGAACAAGCGGCGGAGATTATCGCGCAAAACCCGGATGATCAGTGGGTGTGCTGGTGTGACCTGAACGCCGAAAGCGAATTGCTGGCTGAATTCATCCCCAACAGCGAGGAGGTGCGCGGCAGCGATAAACCGGATGCGAAGGAAGATGCGCTGATGCGCTTTGCAAATGGAGCCCTGCGCGTATTGATCACGAAGCCATCCATTGCCGGATTTGGAATGAACTGGCAGCAGTGCCACAACATGATTTTTGTGGGGCTGTCCGACAGCTACGAGCAAATGTACCAAGCAATTCGCAGGTGTTACCGATTCGGGCAAAAGCGGCCCGTAAATGTGCATATTGTCACTTCGGCGGCAGAGGGGGCTGTAAAGGCCAATGTGGAGCGCAAAGAGCAGCAAGCCGCTGAGATGAAGAGAAACATGGTGCAATATACCAAGGAAATTTTGAGAAAGGATATCCGGGGGCAGGAGCGGATCGTGATCCCCTATGACCCGCAGATTGTGATGATCGTCCCGGATTGGGTGATAAGCGAATGAATGTTTTAGATCAAGCCATCGGCCGCAAATACGCAGTATATAACGGTGACAGTTGCGAGGTATTGAAAGGAATCCCCGATAACAGCGTACACTACTCCGTCACATCCATCCCTTTTGCCAGCCTGTATACATACTCAAACAGCGACCGGGATATGGGTAACTGCCGGAGCTATGAGGAGTTTGCCGAGCAGTACATGTACCTGGGCCGTGAATGGTATCGCGTGATGATGCCCGGGCGGAACGTAAGCATCCACTGCATGAACCTGCCTACCAGTAAGGAGCGGGACGGCTATATCGGTATCCGAGATTTCCGGGGCGATGTGATTCGCTGGATGCAATCGCTTGGATTTATTTACCATAGCGAGGTGTGCATCTGGAAGAATCCCGTAACCGCCATGCAGCGTACCAAGGCGCTGGGGCTACTGCATAAGCAGATCAAGAAAGACTCCTGCATGAGCCGGATGGGCATCCCGGACTATGTGGTGACATTCCGCAAGCCTGGTGACAATCCGGAGCGCGTTAGCCACACGGATGGCACATATCCCGTGAGCAAGTGGCAGAAGGTGGCATCTCCGATTTGGGAGGAATACGCGTCCCCCACATGGTGGGACATCAACCAAAGCGACACGCTTAATCGCAAAGCGGCAAAGGAGGAAAAGGACGAGCGGCATATCTGCCCTTTACAGCTGCCTGTGATCGAGCGATGCGTGGAGCTGTGGAGCAACCCTGGGGATATTGTGCTTGACCCCTTCGATGGGATAGGCTCTACAGGCTACCAGTCCATCCTGATGGGTCGTAGGCACATTGGCGTGGAGCTCAAGGCCAGCTATTTCCACATTGCGGCAGAGAATTGCGCACAGGCAGAAAGAATGGCAGAAACCGGAGCGCAGGAGGCCGAGGGCATATCTCTGTTTGATGCAATGGAGGGCAGAACATGAAGAAATACTTGATGGGGCTGGCGGTTGGATTACTTGCAGTGTGTTGCTTTTTGTTGGGGTGGCAACTTGGCAGAGACGCAAAAGACGCTAAGGCCGCCGACTTGCCGAAGATGGAGGGAGGCGGGGAGGCATGAGACTGCGGCAGGGATAGCCCTACCGGCTGCCGGAATGCCCCTGCGAGACCTGCCGGAAGCGATCGAAGGATCTGGGCAGCTGCCGCCAGAGGATGGGCGGGCAGCAATGGCCCGGCTGCGTGGCGTGGATGGTGTGGTTCCGGCGGTGCTGGCAGATGGTGAGAGGGGAGGCCCCGGAGGCGGGGCGGGAAGGAGTATAGACATGGATGCTGTGAAGTTTATTGAGGAACGCAACAGAATGTGCGGCACCATGAGTGAGATGTGGGGCGTTGATGCGGCGCAAATTGTGAAGAACACCGAAGAGTGGTCTGCTGCACACCCGCGTAAGACGCGGCAGAGCGTGCTTCTGGAGCAGTGGCCAAACTGCATGGTGGACCGTGATGGTACTGTTGGGATGTGCCCAAGAAATGTTGACAAAAATTATATCTGCGATTTGAATCGTTACACTGGATGCCCCGACTGCCGCCGCGAGTTCTGGATGCAGGAGGTGGAGTGAAATGACAAAGCAAGAAGCTGCTGCTATGTTAGTGCAGTTGTATGCAGACTACTCTACCTTGTGTGACAAATATGGGTGGCCTCCCAGTGATGGAATGTCAGAAGCAGTGGCAATAGCTGTGCAGTCGTTGAAGGAGGTGGAGTGATGGCGAGGCGTGAGGAATTGGTGGAGGCGCTGGACGCTATCGAAACGGGGATGTGCCGGGTCAAGGAGAGCCGGGACATCTGGCAGAACGAGCTGGTGTATGCATTGTGCCAGGCGGTGCGGCTGCTGCTGACGGAGGAGATCAAGCATGGCAGACAGTAAGCACACGGTAGGAGACCTGCGACAGCTCCAAGCCCTGCCGCTGCGGCTGAAGATCATGCTGACCCGGCAGCGCATCCGGGAGTGGTACGACCACTGGGACGGGCAGGTCTACGTCAGTTTTTCCGGAGGCAAGGACAGCACGGTTTTAAAGCACATCGTTGATTCCATGTACACCGATGTCCCGGCAGTGTTTGTTAATACCGGGCTGGAATATCCCGAAATACAGCGGTTCGTCCGGGAGGTCAAGGCCGGGAAATATGACTGTTACAATCCAGATGTGGAAATTCTGCGGCCCGAAATGCGGTTTGATGAAGTCATCAGGAAATACGGGTATCCTGTCGCTTCCAAGCGTGTTGCAGGGTACGTTGAGACTGCAAGGCGACACCCAGACAGCAAAAGGGCAAAATGGATCAGGGGCGAAGAATGGACGAAATTTGTAACTGGTGGCAAATGGGCATTTTTGATAGACGCACCATTCCCCGTTTCCGATAAATGCTGCGCCGTTATGAAACACAAACCTATCAACCAATATGCAAAGCAAACCGGCAGAAAAGCGATTATCGGCACAATGGCAGCAGAAAGCCGACACCGGGAACAAGCATGGCTTTCCAACGGATGTAATGCATTTGAAGCCAAAACACCAACATCACAACCGCTTTCCTTCTGGACGGAACAGGATGTTTTGCATTATATCAAGGAATTCGACGTGCCTTATTGTCCGGTATACGGCGAAATCAAGATCGATGACGATCCAGAATTTGAAGGACAGATGAATTGGATCGATTATCTTGGATGCTACGAGCCGCAAGACCGGCTTACAACCACCGGCTGTACCCGCACAGGCTGTATGTTTTGTATGTTTGGAGCGCATCTGGAAAAGGAGCCAAACCGCTTCCAGCGGATGAAGGTCACGCACCCCAAGCAATACGACTATTGCATGGACAAGCTGGGCCTGCGGGAGGTGCTGGAGTATATCGGGGTGCCGTGTGAGTAAGGAGGAGGCAGGATGCTGAGGATCGTCATGAACGTAGACAGGCCGGTGGGACAGGCCATCGGCATCAAGGAGGCACTGGCCATGGACTTGGAGCGCTATGGGGACGTGCGGGTGGTATCCGTGGAGGAGATCACCCCGTGGAAACAGGAGGTGATTGACAATGGATGAAAGAAACCTTGTTGCGGTCAGTATCAAGCATTGGAGGTGATGAAGGATGCTTGAGATATGCCCGATGACGCTAAAAGAGGCAAACGCCTATGTCGAACAGTATCACCGCCATCATAAGCCGGTCGTAGGACACAAGTTCTCGATTGGCTGCTCTGACGGAGAGAAAATCGTGGGCGTGGCCATTGTTGGACGACCGGTTTCTCGGCACCTTGACGATGGGTGGACGTTGGAAGTAAACCGGCTATGCACGGATGGCACACGGAACGCCTGCTCCATGCTTTACGCCGCCGCATGGCGGGCTGCTCGCGCGATGGGCTATAAGCGGCTTGTGACCTACATACTGGACAGCGAAAGCGGCACGAGTTTGAAAGCCAGTGGATGGAAATGCGTGGGACAGGCTGGTGGACTGCGATGGACGGGAAAGCGCCGCCCGGAGGTGGATTTATACCCGGCGCAGATGAAAAACCGGTGGGAAAAGGAGGCAAACTGATGAAACGACTGACGGAAAAACATTATCTCGGAGCCGACCATTACATAAAGTGTTCTGATAGCTGCAATGTGGACATGGATTGCATAGATTGCACATCGTTTGACCGGCTGGTTGAACGCCTCGCCGCCTACGAGGACACGGGGCTGGAACCGAATGAAGTGACCGCACTACAAAAAGACTGGAGCGACCTTTGCACGATTGTCGGAGAGTGCGGCGGCATTGACCGCCTGTGCGAGCTGGCCGAGGCCGACAAGGACGGGCGGCTGGTGGTGCTGCCATTTACCAGTGGGCGCACTTTGCTATCCAAGGAAAACATCGACAGTCCGCGACTTATGAAGGATGTAGAGCTTGCAATTCGCTATTGTAGCAGTTGCGGAATTGTGTTTCACATGGGTTACAATGCGTTCTGTGATCTGGTGAAACATGGGAGAATTACTGCGGTAAGCGAAGAGACAGAGGAAGCATTGGAGGCGATGAAGGATGGCGACAAAGAGAGTGTGTGACCGCTGCGGAGCGGAGATCAGCCCGTACAACTCCGTCACCTATGCCGGTATGCGGAAAGTTAAAAACGACATAAGCGACATCGAATACGAACTGTGTGTTTCGTGCGCACACGAGCTGCGGAAGTGGTTCAATGGGGAGGAGAACAACAATGGCTGAATATATTGGACAGATTACTTGGCATGAGGTCACTTGCCGTGCCTTAACAGCCGAAGAAAAGGCCGAGTATGCAGAAAGAGGATATGCCGACTATGAAGTCCCGGAGTACATTTTTGACTGCGAGATGCCGGATGATGGTGACGAAATCCTGATTGCCACAAGATGGGGCGTTGACAAGGATATCTGCTCTGTGGACTGTGACGAGTGCAACAACCTGATCGGGCTGGAAGATCACGGAGATTGGGATGGCGTGCTTGCATGGGCAGCAATGCCGAAGTATAACGGAGGTGACGGCGATGCGGCTGATTGATGCTGATGAAGCATTGAGACTGTTTGGCGAAGAATACGAGGAAACGAAAGAATTGATACACAACGGTGAAACTCAGCTTGATAGTCTTGCCGAGGGATTTACAGAAGCATATCACATAATCAAGTATGTTGTTCCAACCGTTGACGCTGTGGAAGTGGTGCGGTGCAAGGACTGCAAGCATTACAAGCCGGATGAATACGAATGCGGATGTGATTTCGCTGGTGGACTACCGTATGTAAAGGCTGACGATTTTTGCAGTTACGGAGAACGGAGGGACTATGATTAAAGACAGCGGAGAAAGAACAAAGTTTCCAAGCGGAGCACTCCGGGATATGCACACGGGCAAGGGACGGATGGATTTGCTCCCTTGGTTGGCTATCATGGAAGTGTCGAAGCACTGCGAGGCGGGTGCTTTGAAATACGGGGAGCATAATGTCGATAAAGGAATCCCAACCCACAGTCTGTTAGATTCCGCCATTCGCCACGCAGCAAAATATTTGGCGGGCTATGTAGATGATCCGCACCTTGTAGCTGCGGCGTGGAACCTACTGTGGGCGATCGAGATGGAGATTGTCCATCCTGAATGCGTGGACACTCCGTGGAGGGCAGCCGATGGCGAATAAAGACGCAATGCTGGAAGCCTTGGAGGAAATCGAGAACGGTATGTGCCGCATTAAGGAGCGACGGAGCATTTGGCAGAATAGCCTTGTATATGCACTCTGCCAAGCTGTGCGGCTGCTTCTGATGGACAAGATCAAGGAGGGACGGAAATGAGAATTGACGGCAAAACCCTGCCCAACAACCCCATGAAAGCGTACCAGCAGGGAAAGCTGATAGGGACAAAGCAGAATATGGATTTGGTATCCGAAGTGCTGCTTACAAAGTTTGGATTCCATGTGCTGGAGGAAACGCCGGACAGTCACGACACCATGAGCATTGAGTATCTGCAAAAGTGCCTTGTGAAGCTGGTGAATGCAAAGAACAGCGGCTATGTGACCAAGAAAGACATTGCGGACGCTCTGCGGAGCGACTACAAACTAATCAACAACGCAGAGTGAGGAGGCGGGCATGAGCAGAAAACAAACACTGCCGTATGATGTGCGGCTTGAGTGCATCGCCTATGTCAGAGGTTATCCACGGAGAGTACAGGCATACAACGATGAACGGAGCGAGATACTGAGCGGCGGAAGCAGTGCAACGGAGGGAATGCCCCACTCTCCAGGCATTGGTAGGCCGTCCGAAAGCAAGGCGGAGCAGCTTGCCGCCATAGAAAACTGGCCGGAAACCAAGAAAATGCGGGCAGTGGAATACGCCATAGATCGATGTGGGCGGGATTTGGAGAGTGAGAGCGTCCGAAAGCAGCTTACACAGGGGATCATGCGCAACTGTCAGGGCAAGCACAAGTATTCTCGAAGTAGGATCATCGTGCCGGGGATAAGCGAGCGGACATTCAGCAGGAGAAAAGAGCAGTTTTTGCTTGACATAGCCATATATTGTGGTTTTGCAGAGAAAGTTGGCACAAATTCCACCTAATGATGTGCTACAATAGGTACAGTGGATGATAAGGCATAGCCATCCACCCGTCTTTCCACTCAACCCGTTTCCTCCATCTTATGCGCCGCCGGTATTGGGCGCACCTTCTGGCACCGAAAGGTCATACCGGCACAAACAGCCTGTAGGGAAACCTATAGGCTGTTGTTATATGCCGTGCGCTCGTTGCACCCCACGATCAGGGGCGGGAGGTCGCACCTCCCACACGGCACCTATATATGCAGGCGTAGCTCAGTCGGATAGAGCGGAGCAAGGCAAATGTCGGGTGTCTGTCGCTGGTTCGAGTCCAGCCGCTTGCACAAGAGGCCGGGTAGCACCCGGACACTGTGAGACCGTTCGTCGTGGCTCACATGGAAATGACAATGCTCGCTGAAAACTGCGCGTGAGGATGCGTCCTCCTTGCCATGACCGAACAGCGGCGCTTGAGATGCTTGCGGGGCCTCAAGCGGGCATGAGCGTGTGACAATCTAAGCGGGAAGACGGCCAATATGCGGCATAGGTGCCCCGTAAGGGGAGGCCACAGCGAGTGACGGAGGAGAATGTTTCCCGAAGCGCTAAAGCAGGGCAGGACTGCAATGCCGTACCATCCCGGCCAGCGGGCGAGGAAGCGTAAAAAGCTAAGTATCAGGCGGCTGGTATAATTGCCAAGTTCCTGATGGCTGGTAGGAGGACGCAGCGCAGCCGGGAGCCGATAAAAAAGATCTTGCGTACCATGTTTGGCTCGGGGAGAGCCGGACACGCAAGATGTGTATGCCCGTTAGGGCGGGTAAAGTCTGCTATGTAAGGCCAAGGGGTGGGGGCTGGTAGCAAAACAGGAGGAAAGCATGGAAATCACAAAACGGCGGCTTGCAGATATTGTGCCGTATGCCGCAAACGCAAAAAGCATGATAAGAGGCAAATCAACAATGTTGCGGAGAGCATCAAGCAATACGGATTTGTGCAGCCGATTGTGATTGACCGTGACGGTGTGTTCATAATCGGTCACTGCCGCGCTCTGGCGGCGAGAAAGCTGACTGCGAGAAAGGAGGGCGCGTATGGCAAGGCCAAGAAAGGAAATAGATCAGAAGCAGTTCGAGAACCTCTGCGGCCTGCAATGCACGCTTGAGGAAATCTGCGGCTGGTTTGATGTATGCTCGGACACATTGGAAACATGGTGCAAACGAACCTATAAGAGAAGTTTTTCGGAAGTTTTTGCGCAAAAGCGAGGAGCGGGGAAAATTTCACTGCGTCGGAGCCAGTGGCAGCTTGCGGCAAAGAACGCAAGCATGGCGATTTGGCTGGGGAAACAGTACCTTGGGCAGCGCGATATTGTGGAGCTGGGTTTGCCGACTGACAACACGCAGGATGACGCATTGAGTGTGAGTCTGCGTGAAATGGCAGAAGGGTTGGAGAGCGATGAATAAATTTATTACATGCGGATGTGACGGGGAAATCCTTGTAAATCTCGAAAAAGTTAAAAAAATTATCTACCGGGACAAGGTTGGGAAAGCGGCGATGGTCGTTATGGAAAACGAAGACACGGAAGAGCTATGGCACGAATACCTCTGCACGCCGAGAGTAGAGGATTGCGTTGTAGAGCTATGATTAGCCCAAAGCAAGCGAAAATCCTTGCTTTCCCCTATTCCAAGTATGACGCGCTGATCTGCGACGGCGCCGTGCGTTCCGGCAAGACCTCCATCATGATGTGGGCGTTCGTCCGCTGGGCGATGGAAAATTTCAGCGGTCAGCGCTTCGGCGTGTGTGGCCGCACGGTGGATAGCTGCACAAAGAACATCATAGTGCCGTTCACGGCGATGAGCCTTGCAAAGGAACGTTATCTCATCCGCTGGCGGCGCGGTGACAAGGTGATGGAAGTGCGGCGCGGAGCCGTGACGAATTACTTTGAGGTGTTCGGCGGCAAGGATGAGGCCAGCTATACGCTGATCCAAGGCCGCACGCTGGCGGGGGTGCTGCTGGACGAGGTGGTGCTGATGCCGCGTTCGTTCGTGGAACAGGCATTGACCCGCTGCTCGGTAGATGGTGCAAAGCTGTGGTTTTCCTGCAACCCAGGAAGTCCACAGCATTGGTTTTATACAGAGTGGATACAGAGGAACAAAGAGCGGAACGCGCTGTATCTGCATTTTGAAATGACGGACAACCCCGGTCTGTCGCAGAAAACGCTGGAGCGGTATCAGTCGATGTTTACGGGCGTGTTTTATGATCGTTACATCCGGGGACTGTGGGTGCTGGCCGAGGGGCTGATCTATCCCATGTTTGACGAGAGCTGCATTGTGGACGAGCTGCCGGAAAAGGGAGAATACTATGTTTCCTGCGACTACGGCACACTTAACCCGTTTTCTGCAGGGCTGTGGTGCTGGGACGGCAAGACGGCCACACGCGTCCGCGAGTATTACTATTCCGGGCGCGAGAACCAAAAGAACAAGACAGACGATGAATACGCTGACGAAATTAAAAAGCTCATTGGCGAGGCGGATGTCAAAAGCATTATCGTTGACCCGTCTGCCGCTTCGTTTATCGAGGTCTTGCGGCGGCGCGGTTATATGGTCCGCAAGGCCAACAACGATGTGACAAACGGGATTATGACTACGGCGCGGTTTTTGCAAGACGGCATTCTCAAGGTGCATCGTGGCTGCAAAGACTGCATCCGCGAGTTTGGGCTATATCGGTGGGACGAAAAATCCGCCGACGACAGGCCAATCAAGGAAAACGACCACGCAATGGACGAAACGCGCTATTTTGCCTATACGATTTTGAAAAATAAGGCGTATAAGCGCGATTACGTCCCCATTTGGAGCAGATAGGAGTGAGAGGCTATCAAAACTTACAATGACCTTGTTGCGGTCGGAGAAAGTGACCAGGCGCGGATTGGGTTTATTCGCGGAGCAATCAACGAGCATCGAAGCTCACACGCATACAAGACGGCGGCGGATGCGGAGGAATACTATAACGGCCTGAATCCGACTATCAACCGCTATGAAAAGATCATCTACGATATGCAGGGCCGCGCCCACACGGATATGTGGACGGCAAACCATAAGCTGGCCAGCCGGTTCTTCGGCCTGGCGGTCGATCAGGATGTTTCCTATCTTCTGGGTAACGGCGTAACCTTTGCGGAGAAGGAAACACCGAACAAGCTATGCCCGGACTTTGACCAGGAAGTCATGGATGCGGCGCGTGAAGCGAAAATCGCAGGCGTGTCTTTTGGCTTTTGGGATCTGACGCATTTGCGTGTGTTCTCCCTGCTTGAGTTCGTCCCCCTCTATGATGAAGAGGACGGCGCGATGAAAGCCGGTATCCGGTTCTGGCAGGTGGCACAGGATAAGCCTATGAGAGCGACGCTGTATGAGATCGACGGCTTTACCGAGTATTTCCAGCCCAGCGGCGAGGATATGGCCGTCATGCAGCCAAAGCGCAGCTATAAGCTGATCGAGCGCAAGGCGGAAGTCGGCGAAACAGAGATTTACGACGGCGGGAATTATCCGAGTTTCCCCATCGTCCCGCTGAAAAACAACAAGCGGTGTCTCTCCGAAATCGTCGGCAAGCGCAACACCATCGACGCGCTGGATCTGGCGTCCTCGAACATGGTTAACAATGTGGATGAGGGCAACCTAATTTATTGGGTGCTGTCTAACTGCAACGGTATGGACGACCTCGACGATGCAAAGTTTGTGGAGCGCTTGAAAACCACGCACGTTGCCCACGCCAACGGCGATGATGGCGCAAAGGTGGAGAGTAAAACCATCGAGGCACCCTATGAGGGCACCAGCAGCACCATTGATATGCTCAAGAAAAAGCTATACGAGGATTTTCAGTGCTTTGACGCGGCGGCGGTATCTGCCGGGAACCAGACGGCGACCGCGATCAAGGCCAGCTATGTGCCGCTGGATCTGAAAACAGACAAGTTTGAATCAGAGGTCACGCGGTTTATTGTGGAAATTTTGCGTTTGGCAGGCATTGAGGACCAGCCAAGCTACACGCGCAATCAGATCATCAACAAGAGCGAGGAAACGCAGAACATTCTTCTGGGTGCGGCGTATTACGATGACGAATACATCACAAAGAAGCTGCTGACGATCAACGGTGACATTGACCAGTACGAGGACATGGCAAAGCGGAAGGCTGCAGAAGAGATTGACCGGAGCTTTGCGGAACCGGATGCGCCGGAGGTGAACGGCGATGGCGAACAGTGACCTCGGCCACAAGCTGACCGACAAGGAGCTTGCAAAGCTGGAGCAGCGTATTGCAAAACTATACCGCGAGGCGGGGGAAGAACTGCAAGCTACCATCGACGCATATTTTGAGCAATTCAAAAAGCGCGACGCGGAAATGAAGGCTCTGATCGGAACTGTGCAGAACGGCAAGGAATGGACGGAGGCCGACTATAAGCAATGGCGGCTCAACCAGATCGGGCGCGGGAAACGCTATCAGGCAATGCGCGATAAGGTGGCGCAGAGGGCGACCGACGCAAACGCTGTGGCGGTTTCCTATACCAACGATGCGACGCCGGGTATTTACAGCCTGAACCGCAATTATGCGGCTTACACCATTGAACAGGTCGCTGGGGATATCGGCTTTGACCTGTGGGACGAGCAGACGGTAAAGCGGCTTATAATAGAGCAGCCGGACTTAATGCCGTACTACCCAAAGGACAGGGCACTGAAACGCGGTATCGACCTTGCGTATGGCAAGAAACAAATCACGGCAAGCGTCACCAGCTCCATCTTGCAGGGAAAGCGCATCAAGCACATGGCGGATGATCTGCAAAAGCGCATTACCACCATGAGTCGCGATTCCGCCATCCGCACCGCCCGCACAGCCGTGACCGGCGCACAGAATGCCGGACGCATGGACAGCTACGCAGCGGCGGAGAAGATGGGGATAAAGCTCAAAAAAGAATGGTTGGCTACGCTGGACGCGCGTACACGCCACTCTCATGCCATGCTTGACGGCGAACAAGTGGCGCAGGAAAAGAAGTTTTCTAACGGTTGTCGTTTTCCCGGCGACCCACAAGGACCACCGTGGGAGATATATAACTGCCGCTGTACGCTGATTGCCGCCGTGGATGGGGTAGATACATCAGACGGGCTGCGTAGGACACGCGACGGGCTTATATCTGACATGACATATGCTCAGTGGGAAGCATCGAAGCAGGGATACAGCGGCAAACAGTTATCCCCATATCACATGGGGAGCGAAAAATCTGCAAAGGATGTTACGAAGAAATACATAGATTCTGCCAAGCCCCGCATGGGTAAGGTGCGATACGAGAACGGATACCGCTCCAAAACCCACAAAGAAGAAATAAATGTAGCAAATCAAATTAGAGAGCTGTTCGGCGGGAAAATTGTGCTACTGAAAGAATCGCAGACGCCAGGTATGCAAATGCCAGACATGCTGTGGAAAGGGAAGCAATGGGAAATAAAGTCGATTTCCACAGAAAAAGCCGCAGATAGCGCTCTGCGCAAAGCGATAAAGCAGATACACGGGAATCAAGGAGGGGTGATTTTTGATGTTGCCGATGGGATTGATAAGAAAAAACTAATTGATGTATTGGATGCGAGAGCAACAAGAAGCAAATCGTTTAATGCAGATATAATTGCGCTGCATAACGGGGCTGTCCTCTTTGTGCGGCGATATAAAAAATGAGGCAACCCCCCACCAGAACGGGCGGAGGATTACCTCGATAAAACGGAAACATGAGTTTCCTCATAGATAGTATATGCAATTTCCGTAAAATAGTCAAGAGGGATTTGAAAATGAGCGTTGAAATCCAAGACAACAGCAAAGAGATTTCTGCCGAAATTAAGGCGGCGCTGCTGCGCGGGCTTGAAAAGTGCGGACTGGTGGCAGAGGGATATGCAAAAAAGCTGTGCCCCGTTGACACCGGCAATCTGCGCAACAGCATTACTCATGTGGTAGACGAGCAGGAACCGGCGGCAATCATCGGAACGGATTCTGAGTACGGTGCGTATGTGGAATTAGGAACCGGCATTTACGCCGAAGGTGGCGGCGGACGGCCTACACCGTGGGTGTATCAGGACGCAAAGGGAAATTGGCATTACACGCGTGGCAACAAGGCACAGCCGTTTTTGAAACCTGCTGCCGCCGACCATGCCATCCAATACCGGAAGATATTGGAGGACGAACTGAAATAGGAGCTAATTGCTTACAAATTGTATGCAGTTGGCTCTTTTTGTTAATTACCGCAAAGGACAGCGGTTTTTATAAGACTATCGTTTCCGAAGGAACGGAACCGAAGAAAAGGAGATAGTGTCATGGCACTTACACGAAAACTTTTGAAGGGTATGGGGCTTACCGATGAGCAGGTTGATACCATCATCGAGGCGCATACCGACACCGTGGACGGCCTAAAGGCGGATGTGACCCGCTACAAGGCCGATGCGGAGAAGCTGCCCGGCGTTCAGAAGCAGTTGGACGACCTCAAGGCAGCGGGTGACGGCGGTTACAAGGAGAAGTACGAGAAGGAACACTCGGCCTTTGAAGCCTTTAAGACCGACATCACGGCAAAGGAAAGCAAGGCGGCAAAGGAAAAGGCCGTGCGTGCTTACTTTGAGAGCAAAAACATCACCGGCGCGAATTTGGACCTTGCGATGCGCGGCTGTGTCGAAGAAATGGCCGCATTGGAGATGGACGGCGACAAGATCAAGGACACCAAGAGCCTTGATGCGCTCGTAGACGGCACCTACAAGGGGCTTGTCTCCACCACACAGACGCACGGAGCGAATCCCGCCAACCCCCCGGCAAACACCGGCGGCGCAAAATCCCGAGAGGACATCTACAAGAAGGACGATAAAGGCCGCTATGTGATGTCTACGGCGGAGCGCCAGAAAGCGCTTGCCGATCTGATGGCAAGCGAAAATAACTGATTTTTTGAAAGGAGCTATTTATGGCTGCGAAAACTAACGTAACAACTTCTGCACAGTTTACCACTTCCGCCCGTGAGGTGGATTTCGTGTCCCGCTTCGCCGATAACTGGGACGCACTGCGTAACATCATGGGCATTATGCGCCCCATTCGCAAGGCCCCCGGCACGAAGCTGGTTTCCTACAAGGCCAGCGTGGACGGTGGCCTCAAGGGCGGCACCGTGGCAGAGGGTGACGAGATCCCCTTCACCAAGATGAAGGTGGATCCTGTTGCCTACGGCGATATCGACATTAACAAGTACGCCAAGAGCGTGACCATCGAGAGTGTCGCAAAGTACGGCGCTGACGTTGCCGTGGAGAAGACCGACGAGGCTTTCCTTGTGGCCCTGCAGAACAAGGTCCTGACCGACTTCTACACCTTCCTCGGTACCGGCACTTTGAAGGTGACCGAGAAAACGTGGCAGCGTGCTCTGGCTATGGCTAAGGGCAAGGTGCTGGACAAGTTTGCCGGTCTGGATAAGGACGTGACCGAGGTGGTGGGCTTTGCCAATATCATCGACGCTTACGATTACCTGGGCGACAAGGAGATCACCGTGCAGACGATGTTCGGCATCAACTACGTGGAGAACTTCATGGGCTACCGCACCCTGTTCCTGCTGCCCGAGAAGTACATCGCCTCCAAGAAGGTGATCGCTCTGCCCGTGGAGAACATCGACCTGTACTATGTAGACCCGAGCGACAGCGACTTTGCCAAGCTGGGGCTGAATTACACCGTGAAGGGCGAGACCAACCTGATCGGCGTCCATGTTGACGGCGATTACAGCCGCGCCACGGGCGATATGTACGCCATCATGGGCATGAAGCTGTGGGCTGAGTATCTGGACGGCATTGCCGTGGCTACCGTTTCTGTGGCCGGCGCGGGCTAAATAGGAGGGCAGCGTAATGCTTGAACAAGTCTTACGGCACTTGAACAACTGGTTCCTTGTGGAGATTCACGAGGGCACGTTCGCCGTGGAGAACGGCAGCATTGCGCTGCCCTTTCTCCTGAACAATCAATATTTCCGCATCTGCGGCTCTGTGTTTAATGACGGTCTGCATCAATATCCGGCGGCTGACCTTACGGATGAAACCTTTACCGGAACGGTGTGGGTGTTGGCTGTTCCGAAGGCTGTGGTTTTGCTTGCCGAAGATATCGCCGCGTGGGAAGAAAAGAACGGTGAAGCCGTTTTAAGCCCGTACACGAGCGAAAGCTTCGGCGGGTACAGTTACACAAAGGCAAGCGGCGGAAATGCCGACACGAGCGCCGGGACGGGCTGGCAGGGCGCTTTTAAAGGCCGGTTAAATGACTGGCGCAAGCTCAAGGGGGTGGAACCGTGAGTTTACTGGACGATTTTTCCCACAAGTGCATTTTGATGGAGAAAAAGCGCACGCCTGACGGAGCGGGCGGCTACATCACCGCGTGGGAAGAGGGAGCGGAGTTCCTCAATTACCAGTCTCTTGACACATCGATGGAGGCGCGAAAAGCGGAAAAGGACGGTGTTACCTCGGTATATTCCGCACTGGTCAATCAGCGCGTTCCCATCGAGTACAACGATTATTTCCGCGATACGGAAACGGGGATTACCTATCGTGTGACCTCGAATCCCGAGGAAAAAGCTGCGCCAAGGTCTGCGGGGGCGACCGTCCGAGCACTGAAATTCTTCACCGCCGAACGAAAGGAGCTGCCGAAATGACAAAGGACAAGGCACTCCATGCGTGGTTTTCCCAATTCCTCCCGTCGTATCCGACCTCGAATGTGCCGGAAGACGCGACCTTTCCGTGGCTGACCTATGAGCTTATCACCGGATCATGGGAGAGCGGCGAAATCGCGCTGACGGTCAGCCTTTGGTATTACACCGAGAGCGAAGCGATGCCCAACGCAAAGGCACAAGAAATCAGCGACGCAATCGGCATGGGCGGCTGTATGGTCGCCTATGACGGCGGAGCAATGTGGATCAAGCGTGGCTCCCCGTGGTGTCAGAATATCGCGGACGAAGGCGATAAAAACTTCAAGCGGCGGTATCTCAACATTACGGTTGAGTTCCTGTCGCAAAACTGATGAAAGGACAACGACATGAAATTTACCAAGATTCCTGCTGATACTTTTCAGAAGCTTCAGATTAACGCCGGTATTCTTACGACCGACTTCACACCGGCTACCGGCACCATCGGCGAGGCGGGGCAGATCGGCGCAACGACCGGCGGCATTAGCTATAGCGCAACGCCCACTTATAAGGACTATGGAGAGGACATCGACAACTGCCCCAAGAATACCAAGGAGCTGATAGAGGTGGACAGCTGGGAGGCAAAAGCCAGCGGTACATTTGCAATTGCAGATACTGCAATTGCTAAGAGCCTCTGCGGGGCGGCGGATATCGATACGGCAGATGCCACCAAGATCACACCGAGAAACTATCTCAAGGATTCCGACTTTAATGACATTTGGATTGTGGGTGACTACTCCGATATGAACGGGGAAACAAATGGAGGCTTTATTGCCATCCATCTGATGAATGCGCTTTCTACGGGTGGATTCCAAATGAAAACAGCTGACAAAGCGAAGGGACAGTTTGCTTTTGAGTACACCGCTCACTACTCCATGAGCGCACAGGACACTGTGCCATTTGAAATCTACATCAAGGCCGGTACGGCGGAGGCGTAACACCATGAAACTGTCAAAAATTAAAGGGGAGCGAGTGTTTGATGTTATCGCAGACATTATCAATCCTATTGCCAACATAGCCGAGGACAAAGAAGCCGCAGCGTTGTTTCAGCGGCAGAAGCTCCCGGATGGCGTAAATGCAAAGGACTTTGTATTGGCAAGGGTTAAGAAATCTGCTCCGCTGCTTTTGCGTGGACACAAGAAAGATCTGATCGCAATTTTGGCGGCTGTGGAAGGCGTGACTGCAAAAAAATATGCCGCTGGGCTGACGCTTGCCAAGTTGCTGGTTGATGTTACTGAGCTTATGACGGACGAGGCCTTTACGGACCTTTTTACATCTGCGCAGACCGAGACGGCAGAAACGCCGTCCGGCTCTGTGCAGGAGAATATCGGGGAAGCCAAAGAGTAAAGCCATTTCTGGCATACTGTGTAGCGCGGTACAAGCAGGATGCAGAAGAAAAAGCATATCGAATTTATGCTGCTGACCTGCTTAAAGCAATATGCGAGCGATGCGCAGGCGTTTCGGTTGATAAGCGATATATTGAAATTATAGATGTGAGCAAAAAAGACAATCGCTCCTGTGAAGAAATCACCAGCGATATTGTCAATCGGTGCGGGTTACAAGTAAAAAAAGCCGCCCCG